CGGTCGCCTGGTCGTACAAGACAGTGTCGGGGGACACCGGCATCTTCGGGAGCCAGTCTTTGCCGACCTTCTTGGACTTCGACCTCGCCAACTACCCGTCCAACCTCTATCTGACCTCCGCGGGTACAGTGACCATCGTGGTCCAGGTCGTATGAGTCACGAGACGGAGATCCTGGACAAAATTCTCGACGAGCTGCGGGAGATCCGCAGAGAGGTTGGTCACAAGATGAGCGCACTCACCGACGCAGTCACCGCCAACACCACCGCTGTCGCCGCCAACACCGCAGCGGTCGACGCCGCAGTCGCCGCCGGGATCGGCGGAGGGGCAGACGACGCGGCCGCGGCCACGCAGATCGCGGCGAACACCAGCGCGATCGAAGCCAGCACAGCGTCTCTGACCGGAGCGACCCCGCAGCCCTTGTCGGTCCCCGCCCAGGCGATCGACGCCGCGGTCGGAGCAGCGGTCGCCAGCCAGCTCGCGGCCAGCGGGGGCACCCCGCCCTACGTTTTCACCGCCGCGACCCTCTCTTCGGGCCTGTCCCTCGACTCGACCGGCCTGGTCATCGGGAGCGTGGCGACCGCCGGTACCTACACCGACACGGTGACCGTTGCCGACTCGGCGGGAGCAACCGCCAGCGGCACTGTCACCACCACCGCATCGTGAGCGACCCGACTCCCGCCCGGATCGTGGAGCCTGTCGAGGCCGTCGAAGCGCCTGCCTTGCCGACCGACACCCTCCAGCAGCGGACCTTTCACGACTCCCGGGAGATCGACGCGGCCAGGAAAGCAGGGCTTCCGACCCCTGAAGGTCCGCCGCTGACCGCCGAGGCCAAGATGGCCCTGCGTGAGGCCCACGCGGCGATCAAGAACGGGCTTGCCTGGTTCGATCACGCGGTCAAGACCCTCAACCAGATAGGGTCTTAGCCGACACAGGGATACGACACCCACGACGACCGGCCCCCCGCCCGCCCGGGGGGTCGGTTCGCGCTTGCGCTCGGTTCCGCACTGTGCAAGGATACTTGCATGGAACGGGAAGAGATGACCACCGAGGAGCTCGACTCGGAGAACACCGAGCGATTGCGCGGGTTGATGCAGGGGAGCGCGGGCGTGCCGGTCCAGCTCGCGCCGCACACCTTCGACATGGTCCGGTTCCGGGTCTATCTGGAGACGTTGCTCTTCTACTCCGAGGGGTTGCCGGTACTGGAGATCGCCAAAGACCGCTACGCGCGTGAGGCCGCGGAGATGCTCGACAACCTGGAGCAGGCCGCGCGCCAAGCCAAGCTGATGAATCCGGGCATGCCGATGAATGGTGAGCGCCCGTGAGCAAGAGGGTCCGACTGGTCAAGCCGGATTACCTCGGAGAACTGGCGGTCGCGGCGAACGGACGCGCCGCCTACGACGCGCTGGTGTTGGAGTGTGTCCAGGTCGCCCGCGACGGGGGATGCACCTGGGAAGAGATCGGCACCGCGTTGGGCGTCACCCACCAGGCCGCGCGCCAGCGGTACGCGAAGCACATGAGGGACGGGTGATGGATGACCACGCGGGCTTTGATCCTCATGGAATACCTGTCGAAGAGCCTGATGGAACTCTCCGAGTTCCTCCACCGGCTTCAGAGCCCTTCGTCGAGCCTTCCTTCCCCGACTCCCACTTCGACGCCATCGACGCCTTCGGAGGACCCGATGGTGACGATGGTGAGGATGATGATGGAGAGCCAGAAGGACCAGACGAAAGAGATTCTGGAGACCTGGAAGATCGCGATGGTGGGACGGCCGAGCAACGGTCAGTCACCGGAACCACCTCAATACTCGATGCCGCAGCAGACGGAGTTCGACTACGACTCAGGACCCCTGTCGCTTGGGATCGAAGCGGTGATCTCCCGGGAGACCGAGGAGGACCAGCTCGCAGTTTTGCTGAGGGAGCGCGCCGTCTATCAGGAGCGGATGAAGGAACTGATCGACGAGCAAAACGCGACGGCGGACCAGTCTCGATCGGCGGAGGACTCACCCGGGCCGTGGTCGGAGCAAAGGGAAAGGTCAGAGAACCCGACGTGAGCCTGCACGCGGTCCCGTCTTCGATCTCCTCACTGAAAGGCGGCGGAGTGTCGGTGGTGTTCCATGTTCCCTTCGGGGAGGCGGATGAGGCGCTCCGAGTCCACAAGCTGAAGGACGCGCTGGTCGCCATCGACCTCTATGTGATCGAGGACGAGTGAAGCGCCGCTCGGTCAAAGGACAGAAGTACGAGGCGGACTATTGGGCGCAAATGAACTTCGTCCACGAGCGATCCGGCTATCGATGCGAGGTGATGCGCCACGGCGGCCGATGTCGGAACCAGTCCCAGGCCTATCCCCATCACCGCAAGCTCCGCAGTCAGGGCGGGTCCAACTCCCTCGACAACCTGTTGGACGTCTGTGCCCGCTGCCACGACGAGATCCACCGGGAGATGCCGAGGTCTCTGGCCGTCGCGCGAGGTCTGATCGTGCCCCGGGACACCCCGGAGTTCCCCTATCACCCCGAGGAGATCGATGACTGACCCACTCACAGAGACCGAGGAGGCCGAGAAGCCGCCATGCGCGGTATGCGGCATATACCACCGCTACGCCACGACAGACCCGGAACACGAATGGGTGGCGACCGCCTGCATGAACAGTATGTTCCACGAGTTCTACTCGGCCGCCGAGGTAGTCCCCGATCGCGTGCACGCCCTAATCGAACGCCACCATGAGGCACTCGCCACGCTCGACGCCGAACGCAGGAAGCGGGAGGAGTTGGAACGAATGATTATGGCGGAGATCAAATGGCGCACCACAGCGCAGGCCGCTCTTTCCGCCGCCAACAAACAGGTGCGGGGGCTGCGAGTGGAAGCCCACGCAATGCGAAACCACCTCTGGTCGTGCCACGGCTGCGATTACCCGCACGACAACTGCGCCCTCACCCCCACCACTGAGGAGGAGACGTGAGCGCCGGACGTGAGATCCGGTGAAGATCCGGTCGGCGTTTCCGGGCGATCTGGACTACGTGATGTCGCTCATGCGGGCTAATCGGGAGTCGGTCGGTGGTCTGCCTGCCCCCGCGATCCTTGAACGACTCGAGCGTGGGACGGTACTGCTCGCAGAGATCAACGACGATCCGGCTGGGTACTTGCTATACGACATTGATGGGACCAGATTGCGGATTCCGCAGGCGTGCATCCAGTACGACGCTCGCCGTCGTACCTACGGTGAGGCTTTGGTCAGTGAGTTGCTACGTCGTTATCCAGGGCTGGGCGAGGTGGATTGTCGCTGCGCTGCCGACCTAGAGGCCAACGTGTTTTGGCGCGATATGGGGTTCACTTGTGTTGGAACGGCTCGCGGCGGGCGGAGGCGGGGTCGGACCATAAATCTGTGGTCGATGTGGTTTACGCCTCGCTTGTTGACGATCCAAGACCTGGCCGTGGCCCCTGCGGCTGAGCTGCGACGAGACTGCATGTATGACGACTCCGCCTTTCTCAGCGCCGCGCCAGAAGGGTTCAGAGAGGCTGTAGACCTTCCAAAGCTCGCATGGGCGAATCGTCCGTTGGGAGAAGGTCGCCTGTGCAAAGTGGCCCGCGCCCTCACCCCCACCACTGAGGAGGAGACGTGATGGGAACCGCACTTGCGATCCTGTTCACAATCCTGTGGGCTCTCGCTGTGTGGGGTGCTGTGCCCCAGGACAAGAACGGCCGCGTCGATCGGTGACCGGTGAGGAACTGGAGACCATCACCGAGCGGATGCTGGAGGAAGGCGTGCCGCCAGGGGTGGTCGCGCGAGTGCTCGATCTAGACGATGAACTGGTCAAAGACACACAGAGCAAGGTCCGGGTGAAGCGGTATGGCACCGATGACCTGGGGGACTACACCGAACAGATGCAGTGGAAGATGATGGAGGTCGCGCTCAATACCCTGGAGCATGGATCGACCGCAGAGAAGGCCCGGGTGATGTCGACGGTGCTCGGCAAGCAGATCGCCGCGGTGGCGAAACGGTCGCCCGAGGCGGAGCGGTCTCAGCGCGAAGCGGTGGAGGAGTTGTTCGAGCAGATGCGAGGTGGCCGTGAGTAAGCCCAGGTTGCTCGACCTCTTTTGTGGTGCCGGCGGTGCTGCGATGGGTTATCACCGCGCGGGCTTCGACGTGGTGGGCGTGGACCACGTTGCCCAGCCGCACTACCCGTTCGAGTTCCATCAGGGCGACGCGCTCGCAGAGCGGTGGGACACGATTCTCGGACCCTTCGACGCCATCCACGCGAGCCCGCCGTGCCAGGCGTTCACCGCGCTGAAGGTGATGCCGAACGCGCGCCAACACGCGGACCTGCTTACTCCCACACGCGACCTCCTCATCGAAACGGGTCTGCCCTACGTCATCGAGAACGTCCCTGGCGCTCCTATGGATGATGTTCGACCGCCAGACTTGTTCGGTGGAGGTGGCGGGGTGGTCCTATGCGGCTCGACCTTCGGACTGAACAACGGCGAATATGAACTGCGGCGTCATCGTTGGTTCGAGTCGAACCTTGTCCTCGAGCAGCCGCAGTGCGCCCATCGGTTGCCGGTCATCGGGTTCTACGGAGGCCACGCACGGACTCGCCAGCGCACAGTCTCGGTTCACCGCGACAGAGGTGGCGACATAGTCGGGAACGCCCGCAAGATGCCGCTGGTCCGCGACCTCATGGGCATCGACTGGATGACCCTCGCCGAGGCGGGACACGCCATCCCCCCCGCATACACAGAGTTCATCGGCACTCAGTTGATGGCCCACTTGGGAGTGACGACGTGACCACCGCCCCCCACCTGATGACCGCAAAGTACCCGTGTTGTGCGCGCCCGGCGCGCTTTTCGAGCAACCGAGTGCCCGTGGAGCGCCACTGTTCGGTATGTAAGACGCGGTATTTCGTCACCTTCGAGATATCGGAGGCAGCGTCGGAGAGGACCGGGCTGACGGTCCTGAAGGCCGTGTGGACGGAGAGGGTCAGGAAGGTGGAGGCGTGAACAGCCCGGTCCGCGTCCGCGCGTTCATCGACTACACGAAATACAGCGGCACTGAGATCCGCTTCTGCGGTGCCTGCGGTCAGTGCATAAGCGGGGAATGGGGCGGTACTGGTTTCCACAAGGAATACACCCCAGCCGACCTGATGAGCGAGACAGCCCAGCGCGAGTCCGATGACGCCGCGCGTCGCGAATACTGGCAAACCCGCAACGCAGCGCTGGACGCTGGCGACCTCACCATTGAGGAATATGTGCAGTCGGCTGCGTTCATCGACCCCGACAGCCGAGCGGGTGATGAGCGGCCTTATCACCACTATGCCTTCTGCCCCTGGTGCGGTGCGCCATTTGAGGATGAATGGTGGCTGAGGCAGAACACCCTCATTGAGAACGAGCGGCCAGTAGATCCCTTCACCCCAGCTATCGGCGGGGTCGTCACGCCCAAGGCGCTGGACCTCCCCGGCGAGGCGCCCGTCCGGACCGTGTCCTGTCGCCATCCCGTGACCCTGCGGATCGGGAAGGAGTGCGAGGTGTGCGGGGAGACGGTCAAGTGAGGCCATCACCCAGTAGGCGACCGATGGGTCGTCCTCGACTGCTCGACCTCTTTTGTGGTGCCGGCGGTGCAACGAAAGGTTACCAGCGTGCCGGGTTTGAGGTGGTGGGTGTCGACATCGAACACTCGCCCCGTTACTGCGGTGATTCGTACATGGTCGCCGATGCCCTGGAACTTTTGCGGGACTACCGAAGGTATGTGGGGGGGTTCGACGCCATCCACGCGAGCCCACCGTGCCAGGCTCACACGGGCGTCCCAAACCGGCGCGGGCATCCCGACCTGCTCCCAAAGACTCGCGAACTGCTCGAGATGACCGGCCTTCCGTGGGTGATGGAGAACGTGCCCGGCGCGGATATGGGATCGGCCGTGCTGCTATGCGGAGCGACCTTCGGCCTGCCCATCATCCGTCATCGATTGTTCGAGACCTCCTTCCCGATGATGGCTCCGTCAACTTGCCGAGCCAAGTCCACGCTGCGTGCAACGGGTCACGGGCCTGGCTTCTATCCGTTTGCGCGAAAGGGGTGGCGGCCGGCATGGCGAGAGCACGTCCTACCTGTCGTCTGGCCGTGGATGACTCTCGAGGAGGCGCATCAGGCAATCCCCCCCGCCTTCACCGAGTTCGTGGGCACTCAGTTGATGGCCCACTTGGGAGTGACGGCCGATGGGTAAGCCCGAGCTCGACCTGTGGCCCCTGCTGGAGCAGCTCTCCTTCAAGACCAAGGAAGCCAAAATCATCCGATTCGATCGGAACGCGCCCTTTGCCTGGGCGCAGCGGCAATTCGTCGCGGAGGTCGAACGTCAGTACAACGCCGAAGAGCCGGTGCGGATCATCGTGCTGAAGGGCCGTCAGATCGGGATCTCGACGGTGACCGAGGCGATTCTCTTTCTGTGGGCCTTCCTCCACCCTGGAGCGGGATCGCTGGTCATCTCCAAGAAGCAGGATGACTCGGACTACCTGTTCGGGATGACCAAACGGTTTTGGGAGACCTCGCCATTCTTCGGGATCTACGACACCCCGTACAACCAGATCGGCTACATCAAGTGGAGCAACGGGTCGTCGATGCTCTCGACCACCGCCCGGAAGGAAGACCCCGGCCGAGGGATGACCATCCAGGCGGTTCACTGCTCGGAAGTCGCCTTCTGGCCGAACGCGGACTCTCTGGTCGGCGCGCTCCACGAGGCGGTGCCTGACCGGCACGGCACGATCATGGTGATGGAGTCGACCGCACAGGGCGTCGGTGGCTACTTCCACGACGAGTGGATGAAGGCGATCGACCCGAGCAAGGCCAAGTCGACCTTCCACCCGTTCTTCTTCCCCTGGTGGAATCACGAGGAGTACGAGATCAAGGGCTCCCACCTGAAGTACCGGGACCTTGACGACGAAGAGCGGGACCTGGTCGACATCTACGAGGACTTGACCCTGCCGAAGCTGGCGTGGCGGAGGAGAAAGCTTCAGACCTATACCAACCCGGAGAAGTTCAAGGAGGAGTACCCCAACTCGATGGAGGAGGCATTCCTCTCCACCGGATCGAACGTATTCCCCCTGGCGAAGCTCGCCAAGATGTACGACCCGGACGTCGACTTCGAGCGGGGGTTCCTGTTCAATGACAACGGGCGGCTGACCTTTACCGACAACCCGGACGGCCACCTGACCATCTGGCAACGTCCCGACCCTCGGGGACGGAGACGGTACGTCGTCTGCTGCGATCCGACCTGGACCATCGAAGGTGATCCCTGTGCGATCCAGGTGGTCGACCGGGCCTCACTGGAGCAGGTCGCGGTGTGGCACGGCAACGCGGACCCGCAGACCATCGGGGAGATCAGCCTGGCGATGGCCCTCTTCTACGCGCCCGAGTGCATCCTCAACACCGAGATCCAGGGCGGTGGGAAGACCGTCCTCCAGGTCTGGCGGGATGCCAACTACGGATTCATCTGGATGGATCGCCGACCGGACCGCCCCAAATTGCTGACGCAGATGTACTGCTGGAACTCGACGTTCGAGAACAAGAACAACCTGCTCGGCACCATGCAAGGGGTGATCCATCGGCAACAGGCGCTCATCCACCACCCGGCGACCTACTACGAGATGACCCGCTATATCCAGAACGAGAAGGGCGAGTTCGGTCCTTCGCGCCGATCGGGCCACGACGACACGGTGATCTCTCTCGGGATCGCCTGGATGACCGTGCTCACCGAGGGACAGAACCTCGATTACCGGGCGATGGCGGCTGGCGGACCCGGTTACATTCCTGGCCACACTCCTCCCCAGCTCGCGGGTATCGGGGCCGCGGCGATCGGCACGGGTAGAGTTCAGCCCATGCCCGAGACCGACATGACGGTCGGAATCGACGACTGGTACTGAGGATGAAATGGTTCTCTTACCACTGCCCTAGCTGCGGCGACTTCGACGTCGACGCGATCGCGGAGGACACCATCACCTGCCGGTGCGGGCGGACGGCCAAACGGAAGTACCAGATCGCGGTCCAGAAATCGTCGCTGGGTAACACCGCGCGGTGGGACCCGGTGGTCGGGGCCTACGTCGAGAACGACGCGCAGTTCCGCTCACTGCTCCACAAGGGACGCGATGAGGAATCGGAGCGGCTGAACAAAGACGTCAAGCTGGTCGAGGTCGACGCGCGAGATCAGGAGGGGATGGCCGAGCTCCACGGTCACTCGCTCTCTGAACGACAGGAGACCATCGACAAGTCGAACGCGGCGAAGGCCAGATGACCGCGTCGGGGACACTGATCCAGGTCGAACCCCGTCCCGGCTACGACGAGGCGGCCTTCATCTCCCAGCTTCGGGACGTCTACCAGCAGGCCAAAGAAGTCAAGTCGACCATGCTCACCGAGTGGAAGCGCAACTACCGGGTGACCATGAACCGAGCCGCTCCCGCGGTGCCCAACGCGCCGGGGACTCGGGCCAACGAGACCTTCCCCACCGTCGACTCTCGGATCGGATGGATGACCGACCAGGAGATCCGGTTCTCGATCACCCCCGCGGCTGACCCCTTCTCGGTGTTCTCGATGGTCAGCGATACCTTGGGGGAGCAGCTCGAATCGATCCTCAACTCCACCATGAAGAGCAACGGGTGGGACGCCGAGATCATCGAGATGCTGTGGGACGCGGCCATGTACGGGGCGGGATTCCTGAAATGCGTATGGGATTCGGGCACCGACGACGGCCTGGGGAACATCTCGCTGAAGCACACCTCGCCTTGGTGCCTCTACGTCGACCCCTATGCGACCGATCTGGACGACGCGCAGTACATCATCGAGGTCCACACCATGTCCCGGGCCGAGATCGAGAGACGGTATCCCGACACCACCCGGACCGAGATCGAGGACGCCTCGGTCACCGGGGACCGCACGATGGATCACATGCCCCCGACGCAGAGCTCCAACCGCCAGGCCAACGCGGGCACCCTGATCCCGATCAACGCCGGTCAGGGCGCGACCACCTGGGGCGCACCAGGAGGAGCCAAGCAGCACACCTCCGCCCAGGACGATGGGGTGAACGTGTACGAGTTCTGGATGCGGGAGAACTTCGAGGAGGAGGTGGTGCCGGGTGATGCGAGTCTCGGTGACGAGCCGCGCAAGGTCATCGTCGACCAGTGGCGAGTGGTGGTTATGTCAGGGAACCGAATCCTGCTCGACGAGCTTGCCGAAAACCTCTTCCACACCAATCGACATCCTTATGTCCGGTACGTCGACGTCGAGACCGGAGAGTTTTGGGGATCTCCGTTGCTACGGGACTTGGCTCCTTGTCAGCAGGCGATGAACACACTGCTGGCGATGGGCCAGAACAACATCATCTACACCGGCAATCCGGTCCTGATCGGAGTGAAGGGCTCGGGGGCGGACAGGTCGACCTGGACCAACAAGCCGGGGATGATCTACGACGTCAACGCGGGCCCGCAGAACGCGCAGAGCAGGCCGACCTGGATGGAACCGCCCAACCTGCCCCCTGCCTTGTTGCAGTTCGTGACCTTCTGGCGCGAGGAGATGGAGCGGATCGCGGGACTGTCGGGTGCCCAACGAGGTGAAGTCCCCTCGGGACGGGCGACCGACAAGCAGGTCCACGCGGGACAGGAGGCGGGGTTCATCCGTATCCGCTCCGCGCTTCGGAATCTGGAGCGGACCCTGTCGAAGGCGGGGGAGCTGCTGGCGAACCTGATGATCATCAACTACGACGTGCCCCGCTTCGTCGCGATCGTGGGCGACGAGGGGGAGATGTCGTCGATCCGCCTGGCGGCCCAACACTTCTACGCCCCGGTGGTCGACTGGAAGGGCAAGGTCACCTTCTCCCCGCTCCGGTTCACCATGCTGGTCAACGCGGGATCGAGCAAGCCGACCTCGCGTTCGGCCCGGATGCAGGAAGCCAACATGCTGAAGAGCATGGACGTGGTCGACGACCAGTATGTGATGCAGGCATACCGGGTCTCACACTGGAAGTCGGTCCTCGAACGCAAGGAAGCCAAGCAGGCTCAGGCGCTCCAGGTCGCCCAGGCCCTCGGCCAGGCCGGGGACAAGCCGAAGGGCGGCGGGAAGAAGATGGCATCCGCGGCACCGAGTCCCGGCGGGTAGTACGCTCCGCGAGCGTGAGGGAAGCCCGACCGCACCGCTCCAACATGAGCCCCGAGATGTCGACCAAGAACCGTGGGTCGATCCTCCCGGCGGAGCGGTCGAGCCTGGCGGGACCCATCGAGTCGCCGACCGGCCTCTGCGCACGTAACCACTTCGACGAGCCTGCTGACGTCCAGTACGGGCCGAACGGTGACTCCGACTTCGACATGGACGACTGATGCCGCTGAAGAGCGGCAGCTCTCAGAAGACGGTCAGTTCCAACATCTCTGAGCTCGAACACGCCGGCAAGGGCCGGTCGCACAAGCAGAACATCGCGATCGCGCTCTCCAATGCGCGCAAGTCGAAAAGGAAGGGTCGTTCGATGAAGCGATCCTCTCGAGTGACGGGGAGGAGGTGAGCTCGCATGCTGGACGACACTTTGGCCGGACGTGCCCGTAAGGGGCATCGCGGCGGCCGCAAGCACGGACGGAAGATGCGGTAGCACTTCCGTTTGATCGCGGGGGGGTCGCCGGATGGTCGGCCTCCCCTCGGAGCAGGGTGGAGAAGCGAGTATCTCGTCGGCCTCATAAGCCGAAGAACGTCGGTGCAAATCCGACCCCTGCCACGCAGCAGTGAATCAAGGAGAGACCACATGGCAGATCAGAACCAGGTGCGCCCCAATTACGGGGGCATGCCCAAGGGCAAGGCGAACATCGTTCGTCAGGGTCAGACCGAGACCGAAGCGTGGGGTGAGAACCCGAAGGCGAAGGGTGAGATCCCCGACGTTCGGGACAACCCGCCTCTCTGAGCTGAATGGCAGCTCCCAGCAAGGGGAACCAGGGGCCGTCCACAGTCGAGGAGGGCATGAACGGGGTGATCCACGCGATCACCGCGACCATGACCGCGCCCGACGCTGCGCCGCACCTTCCGTTCCTTCAACAATTGATGCAGGCGTCGGTGGGCCAACTTCAGAAGATCCGCCAGCCCGCCGCGGGTCCCGGTGGTCCCGGTGGTCCTCCCGGGGCTCCCGGTGCTGGTGGGCCTGGCGCGCCTCCCGGCGGTGGGATGAACCTCGGTGCGCTCCAGGGCGCGCCTCCCGGCGGTCCTTCCGCGGGTCCACCCGGCGGACCTTCCCCCTCAGGCGCGTCCGCTGAGGACATTCGGCGAATGATGGGCGCACAGGCAGGTACACCCGCATGAGTCCTCCATCCATCCGTGATCTGTTCATCGACCCCGAGCTCGCGTCTGAGCACGAGGGAGAAGGAGAGGCCGACTTCGACATCGACAAGCTGATGCACTCGGTCGACGAGGTGGTCCAAAGTCGCGGCGAACCCGCGTCAGATCCCCCCGAGGGCGGTGATGACGAACCGCCCGAGTCTGAGCCGGCCCTGGGGAGTGCCGAGCCTGGCGATGGGGGTGTGGGAGGGGAGCCGCCCGCCGAATCCGCCGA